GACTTCCTGGGCCGGAAGGAAGGACAGGACGCCGTGACCGAAGCTGTCACCCAGGAGACCGACGAGGACAAGTCCGCACGACCCCGACGTCTGCTCACGGTCGTCGACGACGCCTGGCTCCAGTCCGCGGATCACATCGCCGTGCGCGTACTGGGGCGGGTACCCCGGCCGCCCGTCCCGGCCGAACCGGTGGAGTCCGTCACGCTGGTGTGCGCGGAGGCGGCGGGGATCCTGCGGACCGTGCCCGACATCGGCGCCGTGATCCGCCGTATGCGCAACTAGGCACCCGCCAGCGGCTGTTGGCGTTGACCGAGCCGGGCGGCCATCTGATGATCAAGCGCCGGGGGCCCGGCGGGAACACCTGTTCCCTTCTCGTAACCCCCCGTGCCGAGAAGACCGCCGGGCCCCCGTACTCCTTGCAGAGGGAGAGCGGTTCCCGGTGACGTACGAGGGTGCGCCACCGGGGACCAGCTAGGCGGAGACGACGCCGCGGCGCGTGCACACGGCGAACCCCCGGTGGGTGACCGGGGGTTCGACTCGCGTAGGTGCTACCAGCTCGGGGAGTTGCTCTCGATCAGGCCCATCAGCCAGTCGGGGACGGCGGGCTGGTCGCACTGGCTCCACAGCTGGACGGTGGCGGAGTCCGTGCCGATCCGGCCGTCGGGATGGACGTGGTTCCCGGACACGGAGGCGTGCCAGGTGTGCGTCTCGGCTCCGGTTTCCCGCCGGTAGGTGATGCGGGCCCCGTACGGGGCGATGGTCCGGCCGGGGCCGCTGCTGAGCTGCGGCGTGAACGCCAGGCCCAGGAGCATGGTCTGCTCCCTGGCCTGCTCGGTCACGTCGAACTCGGTCGGCGCGGCTGGGGGCTCGGCGCCGGTCTCGGGGACCATGCGCACCGTGCGGCCGGTTGCGGTCGTGACGAGCAGGGGCTTGCCCTCGTCGGCGGCCCACATCACGGATTCGGCGATCTCCTGGTTGCCGTCGTTCCAGTCGACCTCGTGAACGTCCATGCGGTTCCTCCCGGGTGTCTGCCTACCCCCAACAATACAACGATGCGTTGTAAAGTCAATGGGTGGTGCGGCACCCAACGCCCGACCTCCGCACCGCTGCCGTCCGGGAAAATGGATCACGGCACCGGGGGGTGGACGGAGCCACCATGGGCACCCCCGCGCCCACCACCGCCGTGACCTACCTCGGCACCCGCGACCTCCCCTTCGCCCAATTGCAGCGCTTCGAGGGCAACGCCCGCCGCGGCGACGTCGGCGCGATCCGCGCCTCCATCCGCCGCCACGGCCAGTACCGCTCCCTCGTCGTCCGCGCCGTCGGCGAGGACCGGTACGTGATCCTGGCCGGCAACCACACCCACGACGCGCTGCGCGACGAGGGCTACACCGCCGCCCGGTGCGAGGTCATCGAGTGCGACGACGACCAGGCCCGGCGCATCAACCTCGCCGACAACCGGCTCGCCGAACTCGGCACCTACGACACCGAGGCCCTCGCCGAACTGCTCACCTACCTCGACGGCGACCTCGACGGCACCGGCTACACCGACACCGATCTCGCCGAACTCCTGGGCACCGACGACACGGCCGAGCCGCTCACCGACCCCGACGACATCCCCGAACCGCCGGCCGAACCCGTCTCCCGGCCCGGCGACGTGTGGATCCTCGGCCGACACCGGCTCCTGGTCGGCGACTGCACCGACATCGCCGCCGTCGAGGACATGCTCGACGGCGACCGCTGCGACGCCATGTGGACCGACCCGCCGTACGGCGTCGAGTACGTCGGCAAGACCAAGGCCGCGCTCACCATCTCCAACGACGGCGCCGACGGCCTGCCTGAACTCCTCGCCGGCGCCTTCGCGGTGGCCACCGCCGCCCTCAAGCCCGGTGCCCCCGTCTACGTCGCACACGCGGACACCGCCCGCATCGTGTTCGAGACCGCCATGAAGGACGCCGGGTGGCTGGTGCGGCAGAACCTCATCTGGGTCAAGGACGTCATGGTCCTGGGCCGCAGCGACTACCACTACCGGCACGAACCGGTGCTGTACGGGTTCACCGACGCTCCCGCCGGTTCCGGACGGCTCGGCCGCGGAGGCGACCGCTGGTACGGCGACAACGCCCAGACCACGGTCTTCGAGGTTGCCAAGCCCGCCCGCAACGCGGACCACCCCACCTCCAAGCCGGTCGACCTCATCGTCCCGGCACTGCGCAACTCCAGCGCGTCGGACGCCCTGGTCTACGAGCCGTTCGCCGGCAGCGGCTCCACCCTCATGGCCGCCCACACCAGTGGCCGCAGCGCGAGGGTCGTCGAACTCGACCCCCGCTACGCCGACGTCATCTGCCGCCGCTACCAGGAACACACCGGCGAGCGCCCCGTCCTGAAGGCCACCGGCGAGCCCTCCGACTTCACCGACCGGCCCGACCGGGACGAATGAGAAGGAGCGCTGACGCATGCCCGCGTCCAAGGCGCAGCGCGCCTTCACGGCACACCGCCGCGCGCAGGCAATCGCGCTGCGGCTGGCCGGCATGGACTACCAGACCATCGCCGAGCGGCTCGACTACGCCTCGCGCGGCGCGGCCTCCAAGGACATCCACCGTGCCCTCGAGGAGACGCTCGAGGCGGAGTCCGCGGCCGCCGCCACCCTGCGCGAGCTGGAGGTGCAGCGCCTGGACCGCATGCAGGCCGCCGCCTGGGCCAAAGCGGCCAAGGGGGACCTGAAGGCCATCGAGACCGTGCTGAAGGTCATCGACCGGCGCTGCCGGCTGCTGGGCCTGGACAAGCCCGTCCGCACTGAACTCACCGGCGCCGACGGCGGACCGCTGCAGGTCGAAACCGTCGACCTCGCCGAACTCGAGTCCCTCATCGACCTCCTCGGCGACCAGTCCGCCGAGCCCGTCCCCGCCGAGGCGCCGTGATGCCCGCACACCCCGCCGCCTTCGCCCGGCTGGCCGCCGAACTGCGCCGTACGCGCGACCCCGCCCGGCGCGACCAGCTCCTGGACACCTGGCTCGACTACCGCGACCGGGCCACCGAGTGGGACGCCCGCCGGTGGGGCCTGGAGCCCGACGACTGGGCTGCCCGCGTCATCGCCGCAGCCCGCACCGAAGGACCCGAGACGTCATGACCGACAGCCCGCTGCCCGGTACGCACTACACCGGCACCCGAGACATCCCCCGCGACAAGCTCGTCCGCTACCCCGGCAACCCCCGCCGCGGCGACGTCGACGCCATCCGGGCCTCCATCCGCCGCCACGGCCAGTACCGCTCCCTCGTCGTCCGCGACACCGGCACCCAGCTCGTCATCCTCGCCGGCAACCACACCCGCGACGCGCTCCGCGCCGAGGGCCGCACCGCCGCCCGGTGTGAGGTCATCGAGTGCGACGACGACACCGCCCGCCGGATCAACCTGGCCGACAACAAGCTCGCCGAGCTGGGGCACTACGACGAGGAGGACCTCGCCGCGATGCTTGCCGGGCTCGACGGCGACCTCGAGGGAACCGGCTGGAGTCAGCAGGAGGTCACCCGGCTGCTCACCGCCGAACTCCCCGACGGATTCCCGGAGTTCGACGAGAGCATCGCCGAGGCCCTCAACCCCACCACCCACACCTGCCCGGAGTGCGGGCACACTTTCACCTCGGCCGAGGCCGCCCGGTGAGCGCAGCCGTCCGCACCCGCCTCGACTACGGCAGGCTGCTCGCCGACGCCTGGGCCGCCCACCTCGCCCCGCGTGCCGCGGACGCGCCGACCGTCGTGTCCACTTTCGCCGGGGCGGGCGGCTCCAGCCTCGGCTACGGCATGGCCGGCTACCGCGAACTGCTGGCCGTGGAATGGGACGACCACGCCGCCTCCTGCTTCCGGCGCAACTTCCCCCACGTCCGCCTCCACCACGGCGACATCGCCGACCTGGACCCGGCCGTCCTCGGCCTGCAGCCGGGGGAGCTGGACGTCTTCGACGGCAGCCCGCCGTGCCAGGGCTTCTCGATGGTGGGGGAGCGGCAGATCGACGACCCGCGCAACCAGCTCTTCCGCGAGTACGTGCGGCTGCTGACGTACTGGCAGCCCAAGTGCTTCGTCATGGAGAACGTGGCCGGCATGGTCAAGGGCGCGATGCGCACGCTCTTCGCGGAGATCCTCGGCGAACTGAAGACGGCCGGACCCGGCTACCGGGTCACCGCCCGGCTGATGGACGCCAGCTACTTCCAGGTCCCACAGCGGCGCCTGCGCATGATCCTCATCGGGGTGCGGAGCGACCTCGGTGTGGATCCCGTCCACCCGGTCCCCCTCGACCGCCCGCTGACCGTCCGCGAGGCCCTGGCCGGCCTGCCCGACCCGGGACCGTTCCAGCGGCCGTCAGCGAAGGCGGCCCGCATCGCGCCGCTCATCCCGCCCGGCCACAACGGCGGCGACACCCTCCTCGACCTAGGCGGCAAGCGGGCGTTCTTCTCCCTCCAGCGACTCGCATGGGACCGGCCGGCCTTCACCCTGGTCAAGCAGTTCAGCCCGTCCCGCAACGGAGTGCTGCACCCGGACGAGGACCGCAACCTCGGCATCCGCGAACTCGCCCGCCTGCAGACCTTCCCCGACGCCTACGACTGGGGCGACAGCACCGTGGAGAAGGCGTGGGCGCGGCTGGGCAACTCGGTGCCGCCGCTGCTGATGCGCGCCATCGCCCAGGCGCTGCGCGAGAAGGTCCTGGACGCCGCAGCGCCCCGTGGCGGCCTGCGGTGAGAAGGCTCTACGGGGTGTGTCCTCCGTGCGAGGGGTGGCAGGCGGTGCCTGCCACCCCGGTGCTCGTCGGCTACTCGGTTACCTCGAGGGAGAAGATGAACGCCATCTGCTCGCAGAAGGCGGCCGGGTCCACGGTGCCCGCCTCGTACCGGGCGCGCAGGCTGCTGGTCATCTCTTGCTTGTCCTCGGCGGTCGTGCCCAGCTGCTTCATGAGCTGCCGCATCGACCAATCCGCTCTGATCTTGCTGACCTCCACCTGGAGCCTCAGGCCGATCTCTTCCTTGTCCATTCCAACCCCTCCCGCGTCTGCTCTTCCCCAGCACCCCAACCATACAATGGGGCGTTGTAATGTTGAAGGGCTGCGGGGCTCTTTCGTGGCACCTTCGGTGCCGATGGCCCGCCGTTCTGGAGGCGTAGATCCCTTCCGTCATTACAACGGTCCATTGTATAGTTGGGGTACGGAGAAACACCCGGAGGAGGACCGCATGGGAGCCGAGTACTTCACCGCCTACCAGGACGGAACCGACGTCCAGAAGGCCTTCGACGACGCTGTCGAGCACGCCCAATACGAAGACGGCAACGGCAACTACACCGGCACCGTCGCCGAAAAGGACTCGTACAAGGTCGTCACCCTGACACCGATGCTGCTGGCCGAAGCCCAGGCGTACGCCGCCGACCTCACCGAGACCGACGAGGGCCTCGCCGACAAGTGGGGCCCGGCGGGCGCCATCCCCGTACTGACCGACCGCCGCAAGGTCCGCGTCGCCATCCCCGAACCCGGCGCCCACTTCGGCGGCTTCAAGACCGCGGAGGAGGCAGCCATCGCGGCCCTCACCGAGAACGGGGACCTCAGGGAAGGCGAGAAGCCCGCGTATCCCATCACCGGCATGTACCAGACCCACCGCCGTACCGGCGGCCTGGTCTCCGGAGAACTCGACGTCCCCCTCGAAGGCGGGCCTGCGGAACACCGCGGCTGGCTCTTCTTCGGATACGCCTCCTACTGACCGACCGGCGCACCTCAGCGAGAAGGAAGGAATACGCCGATGAATCTGCCGATCAGCGAGTACGAAGAGCCCGCCCGGTACCGCGCCACCCTGGCCCGGGAGGCGCACCGCCGTGGCTACGGCCCCGATCTCACCGACGCCGACCTGGACCATCTCGCCGACGTCGCCGAGCAGAGCAGGCCCTTCCTGCCCGAGACCAGGGAGGCGGTCCGCCTCGCCCTGCGCCCGGTCCGCTGGGAGGACGGCGGCCAGCAGATCGCTTCGGCGGTCTTCGACGCCCTGGCGCAGTCCTACCCGCTCATGGTCGTCGACGAGCGGGGCCGAAGGTTCCTCCTCGCGCCGATACCGCTTGAGGACCCTGCCTGACCGCCTTGCCGGTCCACCACACCGCCTCCGGGCGGTGTGTGTCTCATGGAGGACACCGTGCCGCACCCCGATCAGCGGCGTGCCGAACTGCTCCGTCGGCGCCTGGCCGGCGAGGACCTCACCACGATCGCCCGCGAGCTGGACTACCCCGACACGGCCGCGGCCGCCGCCGAGTCCGCCGAGGCCCTGGCCGACGCCGACGTCCTCGCCCCCGACGTACGCCACCAGGCCGAGCGCCACACCCTGGACGAACTCCACAACGCCGCCTGGCCGATGGCCGCCGACGGCCACCTCGCCGCCATCGAGACGGTGCTGCGCCTCAGCGCACGCCGCAGCCGCCTCCTCCGCCTGGACGCCCCCGACCCGCTCGAGACCGCCGTCGAGCCGGACGGCTCCGGGGCAGTGCCCCTGGCCGAGCTCGAGGAACTCCTCGCCCTCATGGACGACCCGCCGCTGTAAGGGATCATGGAAGCGTGCACGGGGGTGCACGGAGTCGCTGATGCTGCGGGCCCCCGACCACGAGGAGCGCATCCTCACCCGCTACCGCACCCTCACGCGTGAGCAGCGCCGGATCGTCGCCCGGGCCGCCTCGCCGGAACTGCGCGTCCGGCTTGCCCGGCTCGAGCGCGAGATGGCCATGGACCGCTCGCCGGGTGCACTGGCCGCCCTGCTCACTGGCGGCCGCGAGATGCAGGCCCGCCACCTCGATCTCATCGACCACGCTTTCATCCGTATCGCCCGCGGCGAACGGGTACGGCTGCTGCTCAACATGCCGCCACGGCACGGCAAATCGCAGCGCGCCGCCCGGTGGGCCCCGCTGTGGTACCTGCGCCGCAACCCCACCCACCGGCTGATGATCGCCTCCTACTCGGCGGTCCTCGCCGAAGGGCACGGCCGATGGCTGCGCGACACCATCGCCGAGCACGGCGACCAGCTCGGCATCTCCCTGCGCTACGGCTCCAAGGCGGCAGGCCGCTTCGACCTCACCGGCGTGCCCGGAGGCCTGGTTACCGCCGGCGTCGGCGGCTCCCTCACCGGCATGGGCGCCCACCTGGCCGTGGTGGACGACCCTCTCAAGGACGCCAAGGCCGCCGCCTCGCCCACCGTCCTCGGCGACCTGTGGGACTGGTGGCAGCAGGTCCTCAACACCCGGCTCGAGCCGACCGGTTCCATCGTGGTCATCCAGACCCGCTGGTCGGAGAACGACCTCGCCGGCCGGATCCTCGCCCAGGACGCGGCCCGCGACCAGGCCCGCTGGACCATCATCAACCTGCCCGCGATCGCCGACAGCCCCGACGACGCCCTTGGCCGGGCGATCGGCGAACCCCTGTGGCCCGCGCGGTTCAACGCCCACCACCTGGCGGACTTCCGCGAGGAGGTCGGCGAACGCGGCTGGTGGGCGCTCTACCAGCAGCAGCCCAGACCGCTCGAGGGCGGCATCTGGAAATGGGAGTGGATCCGCAGCCGCCGCGTCACCGACGAGCGCATGCGCGGCATCAAACTCACCCGCGTCGTCGTGGCCGTCGACCCGGCCGGCGGCGGGGAGGACGGCGACGAGGTCGGCATCGTGGCCGCCGGCCGCGACGCG